CTCTTCCATCATCGAGATCAGGTCGGGACCCTGGTCGAGCACGATATCGACGTCGAGCGCGCCGACCGCGTTGACGATGACAGGGCGGCCCCATTCGTCGACGTCGACACCGTTCAACTGGATGAACTGCGCCAGCTTGTCGTTGGAATTGACCCGGATCCAGCGCTCCGCGGTCCAGTGCCGCTGAATCGCGTTCCAGATCGAGCGATAGATGTCGAGCTTCCAGGAGCGATGCGCCAGCACGAACGGCCCCAACTCGGCCATGCCGGGCTGCCGCAGCAGCTCGATCGCCTTGCCGGAAATGTTGGTTATGCCGCCGGGGCCGCCCATCGCTGCGAGATCGGCATTCGCAAAGCCGTCCAGCTCCTTCTTCGCGTCGTCCGTGAAAGTCGAGAACACGGCGATTTCCGGCTTGGAATCGTTGATCTCGAATTTCTTCTGCGGATTGACCTCGATCACGCCGTCATGCCGCGCCGCTTCCCGCCGCGCGGTTTCGACGTCATCGACGGCGCCCTTCTCCAGGATCAGCCGGCGCGAGTTGGCCAAGGCCAGCATCTTGGACTTGCCCTGATTGAGCGCGTCCTGTGGTCCCTTGAAGTTGCGAACGAAGGAATAGCGGTCGCCGTCATGATCGACCATCGGGCCGAACATCTTGAAAGAGGACTCGCTGTTGCCGCGGTCATCCGCGAACGGCGAGACGCCCTGATCCAGGAGCACGTTGGCGCAATAGAACGCCCAGCACCACTTGCCCTTGTACTTGTACCAGTGCTCGATCATGCGCACGCGCCGCTGCGCCAGGATCATCCACTTGATCTCTCGATCCGGATTGGTGGTCAGATCGCTATCGCCCTGGAACAGGCCTTCGAGATCGTCGCGACGATCGGGGAACATTTCTCCCGCCGCGTCGACGTCCATCCACTTCATGATGCCTTCGTAGCGGACATCCTTGAAGTTGAAGGCGTAGGAGCGCGGGTCGTAGAAATACTCGTCGCCGATGACCGGATGCAGCCCGATATCCGGGTCGCCCTTATCGCCCTGGCGCAGGATCAGCTGCACGCCGCCGATCGCCTCGATGCCGACTTGGAGAAGACAGGTGGGCTCGATCGTGGTCTTGAACTGGTTGGCGTCGCAGACGTAGCGGATCGATTGCGTGGCGATCTCGGCGCCGGCCTCGCTCTTCGGGTTGCGGCCCATCGCCTTGGGGTCGCAGCGCATACGCTCGACCTGGCCGACGATGCCGTTGATCTTGCGCCCGACCCGGTTCCAGATCTGTTCCGGCTGGTGCCGCAGCCGCAGCACCTTGCGCTGCTCGGCGGTCAGCTGCGCACCGTGATAGTAGCGGCGGGAGTCCTTCTGCTCCTCGATCTCCTCGATCTTGCCGGAGAGGTAGTCCTGCAGCTGCCGATGCAGGGTGATCACGGGGAGGAACTGGCCGCTGTCGTCCTCGCCCACCGTGTTGTCGCGCTTGTCCTCGTCCGGGTTGTTGTCCCCGCGCACAAGCGGCGCCATCCGCGCGCGATCGGCGCGCGCCATGGTGGCGGACAAGGCAGCGTCAGAGAGGGGCATGGATCAGGCTGTATCCAGGAGAGGATTGTCCGGCATCGGGCCGTCAATGTCGGCATCGCACCACATCGACGGATAGACGTGGCGGGTTGAGCCGCGCACCTTCCACGCGGACTCGGTCGCGCTCCATTGCGCGACGACACATTCGTGTTTCACGTCGTAGGGACGGCCGCGTGCGTCGGTCTCGTAGGACGACGACGGCAGGAACACCCAGACGGGGCGGTCGCGCGGCGCGTCGTGTGACGGAGCCCAGACGGTCATGCGACCGGCGTCATCTTGTCGAGATTGGCGGCTTCTTCCTTGTCGCTCGGCGTCCTGGCACCGAGCTTGGCCATCGCCTTTTCCGAGATCATGCCGCGCTTGGCGAGATGCGCCGCGCGCTGCGCCTCGTCCTGCTTTTCCTTGGCCATGACGGCAGCATGCTTGCGCACATGCTTCATCAGACCGGGATTCTTGAGGTGCTCGCCAGCGCGCAGGATCGTGTGGGTGGCGTCGCGGACTTCCCACTCGTCGTATTTCTTCTGCTTCGCGGAGGTCGACTTTTCCATTCCGATGCCCTCTGCCATGGCGTTAAGACCCGTGCTGGAGATTGAGGATTCCCTTGAAGCCGAGCACTTCTGCTCCATTGAGCAGCACACCGACCCGGTCAGCGGACGAAATGCCGCTGGCGGCGGCAATCGCGCATCGCGAGGTGGATGACTTGGCAAGCGTGGCGAACGACACCTCGCGTTTGCACGCCATGTAAATGCGCGCGGCAGTGAGCGGCGGAATCGGGTCTTTCGGTAGCTCTGCCATGGGTCAGCCCTTCATCATCTTCTCGAACTGCCGGTCGGAGATCTTCCCCGCCTTGTGCAGCCGCTCGGCTTCCTTCTGCTCTTTGGAGAGCTTCTTTTCCGGACCGAGCACCTGCTCGAGCTGCTCGCGGGCGATGTCGAGCGCATCGATGGGCTTATCGAGCAGATGCCCCTCGACCAGCTCGCAGATCCGCTTGCACTCCGCGATCGCTTCATCCGGGGTGTTGCCCAACGCGACCACCGCGCCGATTTCGGCGCAGCCCGTCCACTGCGGGATCACGTAGTATTCGCCTTCGATGACGCAGAAGTTGCGCAGCTTGACGTTGTCGCGGACGTCTTCCGGGAACGAGACGTGCATCCAGTTCTGGTCAGCCCAGTCCGAAATCAGGAGCACTTCGGCGCCCCACTTGGCCTTGAACTCGGGCTCGATCACGATGCCTTCGGAGCCGTACCAGATGGCTTCCGCCATGTTGGTCATCAGCAACTGATAGAGTTCGTTCGGCGGCGAACCGGCGCGGCAGCAGGGATCGATCAGGTAGGCCTTGCCATCCTTGGTGCAGCGCACCTCGGTGGATATGAAGCCGCGATAGCCGTATTTCTTCAGCGCGGGGGCAAGCTTCTCGTTGACGCTCCGGACCTGCTCCGGCAGTTCGGACCAGCGCACCGTCTTCATCAGGTAGGCTTCGTCCTTGACCTCGACGCCGGTCATCGCGGCCTTGGGAAACTGCCCGTCGATGGTGTAGCCGTCGTAGCCGGTCTCGACCGCGTCCGGGATATCCTGCTCGACTGTGAATTCCATGATCTTGGTATAGGCGCCGAGGTTGTGGTCGAGCTCGTCGAGCCGCACCTCGACCTTGGGATAATCCTTGGCGCCGAAGGTTTCCATGTCGCCGCGGGTGCCGGAGATTTTCACCCACTGGTCGTTGTTGGCCTTCAGGTACTTGCGCAGCGCGGCGAGACCGTTGATGACCTTATACGGGCCGATGTCGATCCCGAGCTTTTTCGAGACGTCCTTCGAGGTCGGCCGGTCGATCTCCAGTTCAGCGCCGGAGCGGCAGCCCCACACGCGCTTGCCTTGCGCGACGAGGAAATCCTGCAGGTCGCCCTCATAGACGTCGGGGAAGATCCAGACGTCGATGTCGTCATAGAACGCCCACGGGGAATCGACGCGCTCCACGCCCTCGATGCCGCTGCCGATCAGCCGCGCGTTGGACTTCGGCATGCCGGAGGTCCACGGCACGTAGTAGAGCACGCGGCCGAAGTCCTTGGCGAGCGTTTCGGCCATGGCCGTGAAGATGCCATTGTCCCAGATCAGCGCGGTGCGAGACTTCAGGTTCATCAGCGGGAGGCCTGTTCCGCGAGTGCCGCGCAATAGATCATCACCAGCAAAGCCACGAACTGCACCACTGCACACGCGCAGCTCAAGCACGGCCAGAACGGAGACCAGATGTTGATCCCGCAGCAGGTGTCGTCGCTCGGGTACTTGGTTTCTTTCATCGGTCGCTCACGACAGGTTCAGTTCGGCGTAGAACTGCCGGCCTTCGCCGCGCTCCACCGACATCTCGAAAAGGCTCGCCGTGCGATCGACGATGGACTGATCGAACGGCCTGCACGAACAGATGAAGAGGTACGCGCCGCGATGGTCGGGCCAGGTGTCGAGCGCCAGAAAGGAGTCCGTGATCGGCAGCACGGCAGTGCGCCCGTTGCCGCCCTTGCCGTGCAGCGGATAGGTCCAGAGCGCGTGGTCGCCGACCGCGGTCATGCCGATCGCGCCCGTCAGGGCCTGCAGGAAGTCCACCAAGCGCGGCCCGCCGATGTCCTGCTCCATCCGCAGCGTGACGCCGAAGGCATGCATACGCTCCCCGAGCTGCAGATCGGGAAAGCCCATCTCAGTAGCCATCCCCGAGATGCTTCGCCGCCGCCTTCGCCGAGATCGCCCCGCGCTTCATCGCGCGCTTGGCACGGTCGCCATCGACATGCTGCGGCAGTTTCCTGACCTTGGTGCCGTGCGTCGCGCTGACGAGTTCGCGCGCCGCTTTTCCGGTCTTGTTCTTGTCGTTCGCGTGAGCATGTGCCCAGCGATTCTGGGCTTGGGATACGACGGGCATTTCGTTCTCCACGCGACCGCGAAAGGTGACGGACTTGTTGTTGGAGGCGGGTGCGGTTTCAGCCATCAGAAAGCGTTCGCGACATGCCACGCCGCCAAGAATGAGGCCATCCGACCAAAGCCAAGCCGGCGGTAGTTCACATAGCTGTTCCACAACCGCTCACGGAACGGGCGAAGCCTCACGCGGATCATGCCGTCGGGGCGGCTCATCTCGCGTTCCACTGTCTCGCTATCATCGAGCAACTCGAAGCGAAAGAACATGATGACGCCCTCGAATAGGTGGCCGGCTTCTTCCGATTGAACGCGTTCACTATGTCCGGAACGTTGCCGTTGCCCCTTCACACCCGCGTCCAAACATCGGAAGCGTGATCAGCTGACCGCCGGCCTCGGGGCGCAGCCCAGGATGGGTGTGACGGGTAGTTCAGATGCCGCGCTTCGCGTAAATCTCCAGCCGCCGCCCCATCGCCTCACGAAACCGCGGCAGGAACGGGTAGGCCTTCCGTGCGATCGCCATGTGCCGCATGCCGTCCTCGATTGATGTCGGCGGGAAACCCTGCGCGTAGTGCCATTCGGCGAGTGAGAGCTGCGTCACGCAGCCGAGCACTGCGACCAGCACAATGGCCCGCAAACAGCGCGCCAAGAACGACGGTGGCCGGGTCGTGGAAGGGCATGGCGAACAGCGAGAGCACAGCCAAGCAAGCAAAGACTCCGCGATGCCCCGCTTGTTCGTCTGAAACGGTCCAGAGCCCGAGCGCAAACAGCATGCCGAGGCCAAGGGCTGGAACGCCGCCTTCGAAGACGAGCCAGAGCCATTCATTGTGGGGGTGCTCCGGACGGCTGTGCCAGTGGTTGAAATCGAAGGTCTGCGCCAGTGCAAGGAAGGTCTCCCGGAATGAGCCGAGGCCGTGGCCGAAGATGGTCAGGCCGGCAATGGTGTCGCGCCAGATTGCGAGGCGTTCGGCGCCGGAGGGACCAGTGCCGTGATGCATCAGCCAGACCATGCCGGCGAACAGGATCGGTCCCACGATCGTCAGTCGCACCTTCGGCGACGACCGCACGAACAACCCCGCCCCCACGCCAAGCCACGCCGCCCGTGCCGGCGCCAGCACCAGGGCCGGCAGCACCAGCGGCAGCATCCGCATGCCCAGCGGCAGCGCCAGCAGCGCGACTGCGACCAGGGCGGCGGCACCCGCCAGGCGATCGCGGTTGACGAACAGCCCGGGATAGCCGCCGTTGACGATCTCGACGCCCTGCCAGCCGAACCACTGTGCAAGGGCCACCGCGCCGTTGACGCCGATCCCGACGGCCGCGCCGATGATCGGGCTGCGCAGGTCGGTCATCGTCGAGCCGACGGCGAAGGCGCAGAGCACGATCAGGAGTTCGAACCCCGCCTCTGCGCCGTCGAGCCTTCCATCGGCGCCGCCGTCGTTCCAGAGAAGCGTCAGCACCAGCCAGCCGATCAACACCAGGCCGATCCAGTGCGTCATGGTCATGCGGACGCGCGGGGCCATGAACAGCGCGATCGCAAGCGAAGCGGCGACGATCCAGCGCGAAGTGGTGGCCGCGCCGGCGATGCCGGGCCAGTAGGCCGTCATCAGAGCGAAGCCGAAGAGGGAGGCCAGGAGATCAGAACCGCGGAAACCCTTCGGCATCGAGCCTCTCGTTCAGCGTGTCGTCGGGGCGTTCGGAATGGTCGCGCCATTCGTCGGGCAGGTCGGGATCGTCTTCGACCTGGTCGTCGTCGTCTTCCGGGTCGAGCGCGGGCACCATGCGGACGACGCATCCATGATAGATGACGTCACCCTTTTGGTATGGCCCCCAGTTCTCGGTCACCAGAAGCGCACGCTCGCCGCCGAAGTCGATCGTGCGCATCAGTGCGGACCATGCACCGTTGCAATCAACTCGTTCGCGTCCGCCTGCATGTCCTTGGCGATCTTCTCGGCCTTCTGCTCCGCGGCGAGCAACTGATCCGACAGGACCTCGCGGTCTTCGTGCGCGCCGATCCCGACATCGAGCAGCGCCTTGAGGTCGCCCATCATCACCGAGGTCACCGGCGCATTGCTGTCCATCGCGTGCTGGAAGTCGGCAAGCAGCTGCTTGGCGCGGTCAGCGAAAGACGGGAGGGTATCTGCCATCGTTCAACCCTCGCCATCTTCCCCCAAAGGGACATTCGACAGCCGCTCGATCACCGCCACGGATTCGTCAACACCCTTGATGATGCCGTCGTAGTAGCCGTGATGCTTTTCGGCCGCGGCATCACGTTTTCGCTCGGCGAGCCCGATCTTCCCCGCGATGCCGTCGAGCACGGTTTCGGTCTTCTTGTGGAAGTCCTGCGCGCGCTCGGTCAATGCCGCCATCTTGCCGGTCAGGCTCATTCGTCGATCCCGTGCGATGGTGGTCAGAACCCGCGCCGCGACCAGACGGTCTGCGGCGCTGTCGATGGCATCAGCGCTGACGATCGCCACGTCCGCGCTGACAATCTCCTGCGTGACGGCGCGGGTGCCAGCGTGATCGGTGGCGGGATCAGGCATCACATCGTCACCGTCGAATATGCACCGCCGCCACCCCGATCGTCCCGCGCCTCGCGGTAGCCGTCGCGGCGGACCGGTTCGTCCTTCTTCGGCTTGGTGCCAGCGACCATCTGATCCAGGAGTAAGCCGACCAGGCCGAGCGCGTCGACCTGGTCGTCATGCTTCCCTGATGGGAAGCTGAGAAGCTCGCTTCGCAAGGCCGGGTACCATGGCGCATACGTCGGAACGTACAGACCATTGAGTGCCATACGCCCGCGGATCGATTGCGCGCGGACCGCCTTGTTGCCGAGCCGTGTCGAGAACTGCTCGCGGGCGACGTAGGCCTTGCGCTTGTGCATCTGCGCGTTGAGGAACGGGCCGATCGCGGACTTGATCTGGCCGGTTTCTTCGGCCCAGCCCATCGGCTTCCATTCCAGAACAAGATCACAAAAAGCGTCGATCCAGACGTCGCCCTGTTTCTGACCTCGCCACAGATCCAGCAGATACATCCGCTCCTGAGGATCGAGGCCGACGACCGCGTGGACCGTGTAGTCGCCGCCGTTGTCGGTGACCGCGTAGTCCGATCCGCCATAGACCGTCAGCGTCTCCCGCGCCGGCAGCTTGTCGTAAGGCTTCAGCCAGTCGGATTTGAAGTAGGTTCCCTCGTCCGGCGTCGGGTTCTGGAGGTACAGCGCCGACCAGTCCTCGGCCTTTGTGTTGCGGCGGATGCGTTCCAGCGCCTCGATCGGATATTTCTCCGGCCAGAGTGCGATACCGGCTTCCATGTCAGGCTTCAGCTCGACCACTTCCCATCGATCGCCGCCGGCGGCCTGTTGCGCGCGAAGCATGCCCGTCAAATCATCTTCGTGCATGCGATGATTGATCAGGACGATCGCGCCGTTCTCCTCGAGGCGGTTGTAGACCGTTCCGGTATACCAATCGAAGACGTTCTTGCGCGTCGTCTCGCTGCGCGCTTCGGCCATCGTTCCGAACGGATCATCGATCATGAACACATGAGCGCCGCGACCCATCACGGCAGCACCCACGCCGATCGCGTAATACGATCCGTCCTGATGGGTATTCCAGCGGCCTTTCGCCTTGCTGTCTTCGGCCAGGCGCGTCTCGAACAACACCCGATATTGCGGGCTCGCAATAATATTGCGCACGTCGCGGCCGAAATCCTCGGCAAGCGAACCGGTCGCCGAGGACGAGATGAATTGCCGGTGCGGATACTTGCCGAGGTACCGTGCCGGGAAGCGGCGCGATGCCAGCTCAGACTTTCCGTGTCGTGGCGGCACCAGCAGCATCAGCCGGTCGATCTCGCCGCGCTCGACGCGCTCCAGCTGCTCGGCGATGTCGCGATGGATTTTCGCGGTCTTGTAGCGAGGGTTCGTGTACTCAGTGAACCCGATCAGACTGTCACTTGCCGCCACTCTCCGCTCGATCTCGCTCAGCGCGGTTTCGAGCCTCAGTGACGAAGGCGACCAGTTCTGATGTCGTCCAGTCAGTTGCATCGGTTTTGTTGATGTTCACGTTCGCATTGGCGGGCGCCTTGAAGCCATGCATGTCGCGGAGCTGGGCGAGCGCCTCGTTCTTGCCGTGCAGTTCGAACGTCGGACCATGCTCGGTATAGCGGACGGTCTTGACGGCAGCCATGGTGATGCGCCGTTCGGTTTCACCCATCGAATTGATGCGGCACATGTCGAGAACCGGCATCAGCGGCGCATTGGGATCATCGGCGCGCGCCGGCACGATCTTGATGAAGTCGTCCATGTTAGCGAGCGCCAATGCGTTGAGTTCATCCTCGATGCGCTGTCGCTTCGCCGACAGCATTTCTTCGGTCTGGCCAAGCGAGCGGTAATACCCGATCCACGCCTTCACGCGCTTGTTCTGTTCCCACTTAGTGGCCTGGCCGTTTTCCACCTTGCCGCCCGCTCGCCGGCAGGCCTCTGCCGGGGGAATCCCGAGGCTACGCTCGAAGGCGTAGGCCTTCGGCTGGGCGCCGATCTCGCGCGGTGGGGCGGGACGCTCGGACAACATGGTTTTTTCGGATTCCAAATGATTCCGCACTGACTCAGTTTCGCCGCAAAAGATCGCCGCTCGCGCTTGGCCGTACAAACGGCGGCGCGAGCGGCAGTCAAAGGGAGGAAACGCCCCAGGAGGGCAGCGATAGCCGACCAGCGACTACCGCATACCCTATGCAAACGAAAAAGCCCGGCGCTGAGGCCGGGCTCTTGAAGATATGGGGACAATGACCGACGGAATTACATGGGACACCTGTCAGGTTATTGAGCGGTCTTTGCTCGGCTTCAGCGGGAGAA